GTGGAAAAATCTGTGGACAACGCGCCATAAAACATACGAACTTTTGGAAGCATTAGACTTTTAGCGTCGTGCACACGCGAGCGGCAGAGTAACAAAGCCTTCACGAACACTTACTTGCATACGTGAATGTAGCGGCGCGGATCATTCCATGAAGTAGCGCAGATCATTTGCCGAAGTAGCCGTTTTCCGGCCCGATCAGATCAAATACTAAAGTGAGCGGTTTAGGTGGGGCGGTCCCGGCGAGCCTGGGGCGCTGTCCAGGGTATCGCCGGGCCTTCTAAGTAGCGGATTGCTGGCGGGAATTCTGCAGGATTGAAGGGCGGTTCAACGCCCTTTCAAAGTGAATTAAATTCGTGTCAAAGAACCAAGGTTTCTCTCCGGGTAAAGACCCCACTTACGGCTCGGGGTTGATATGCACGGTGCGCGTCGGCGTCGAGCCCTCTCCGGTCTCTCGCGCGTGGCGCCGGTAGCCCTGCGTACCTATCAACTCGCTAACCACCTCCGTCCGGTCTGAAGTTTCGGCGCCCTCTACGATCAGGTCCGCGTCTGCGAGCAGGCCCTCATCCGGCGCCGGCTTGTCGCGCTCGACGATCAAACTGCCGTCTTCAGTGTCAGCTATCGAGTTAATAAACGGATCGTTTCTCTCGGCGATAACCGCCCACGAGACCCACGCGGTTGAGGCGCCATTCTCACACTCGATCGTGAAGTGTGAGCCGTCGACCGAGCCTGGTTGTATTCGCACCTTGTCCCATCCCGTCTCAGCGTAGGGTGGAAGGAACTGCACATTCTTAACCAGCGCCTCAAAGGTGCCATTGGCCATTCCTGAAGCCAGGTCGATATTCACTTCAGCCTCGCCGCCCACGAGTTGCACTCGGCCGCGGTAAATCAGATCGAACCGTGGCGCTTCAATAAATCCGTGCACCAGGTCTTTGTTGTCAGGGTCCAGCGGATGGTCAATCAGAAACGTCCCTGAGCCCTTCGCCAGGTTGCCTGACACCACGAGCGCGCCAAACACGTAAGCTCCGTTAGGCCGCAGCTGCAGCACGTCCGAGGGAGGGTTATAGCCGGTGTCATTACTATTAACGCCGAAGTCGATTTGCGAGCCGGTAGGACCAACGACGCGGCCGTGCATGCGTATGTAAGACCACAACGAACCGCCTGCCGCTGACAGCTCGAAGAACGCGCCGCCGAGACTTGAGCCGCCGCCCGCGGTTTCGTAGTAGGTAACAATGTTCTGTCCCGGCGTCGTCCTCGCCGAGTGCAGGTCGCCGGTCATCGTATCGCCGGCCTTCTTCACGTAGCGCCCGTCCGTCGCAGCAGTATCCAGATCAAACGTGAGCAAGTTGCCGGCGTCGTCATAATTCTTCGTGAAGTAAGTACTGTCGACCAGCAGCACAGCCACGCGATCGTCGATCAACTCTGACAGCCCCGCCGTCGCGGCCTGCAGCGCTATCACGTCCTGGAGTACTGCGTACAGCGACTTCATCAACTGGCGAACGCTCGTCAAGTCGCCGCCGCCCAGGACCGTCTGCGCGGCTCCGACGTGCACCTGCCATAGCGCCACTTCACCTGCGCCCGCTGCCGGCGCCGCAGGACTCGCATTCGGGGTCCCGGTGTGGACCGCGATCGACGCCCGCGTGCGTAACCTGGTCGGCAGGTCCTGCTCGACGGGGAGATAATCCGTATGCGCCTCCAGCTCCTCAGTGGTTCGCAGTCTCCTGGTCGAGACCAGCGACGAGTCGGTTTCCGCATCCGCTTCGAGCGTCGCGTAAATCAAGTCGATGCGCGGCAGCGTAGCGTGTGCCGCGGCCAGGTTAACAACCACCGCGTCCGTGGGGCTGTCGTAACTCAGTCCATTCGCGCCGACCGCGACGCCGTGAGCGATGCTCACATGCAGCGTGCCGGCAACCGTGGCAGCGAAGCCCGCCACCTGAGCGCCAGGCGCGCCGGCCACGAGCAAGTCTTTAACAATCTGCTCGATGTGGCCATGTGCGTAGTCCTGGAGCGCCGCCGTATCGGCCGGGTCAATAGCGCGCGCGAAAATCGGACCGTCGACGTCAGGCTGAACGCTGAAAACTGCAACCTTGGTGCTCATGATTTACTCCCTTTGCGAACCAATTAACTTAATAGAGCGGCACGACGCCCGCGCTATTTATCCCATTGCCAAACGGAAGCCGCTCTATATAGATCCACTGCGCCAACGGCCACTCGAACCGAAGCAGGCTGTCCACGTCGGCGCGCTGAATACTCTTCGACGGCGTCGCCGGATACGCCTCGCCGTAGAAGGCTTCTTTATAAAACTCCAGGTCTTCAGCAACTGCCGGCGCTTCCGGGAAGATGCGAACGACAATGCCGAGCGGGCCAGTCACATTCCAAATGCTCTCCCCGTAGTACGACTCTGAGTAGAACTGCTGCGAGCTTTCAACAATCACACGCAGGCCAAACACCGCGAGAAATTCCTTTATCCCCTGCAGCGTGCCGCGCTGCGCGTAGTGCCTCGCAACGCTCGCGTAGAACGTGCGCCGTTGCGCGAGGGTGAACCACTCCGGAAACCAGCCCCAACCGAAGAACGCGTACAACCACCATTCGATAAATTCTTCCGGCGCAGTCTCCGGCGCAATCTTTTCAGAGAAGGTTTCCAGCTGCAGATCAAAGCCGTTCAACTCCTCGCCAAACACACTCAAAAACCTTTTCAAGAACAGCGTGCCGCCGTGGTCCGGATCGTCGTCGCGACGCATGCGCGCCGGCAGGTGCTCGTAGAGATAGGCGAGATTGCTTATGCTCACGGCACCACCGTCAGCGTGACGCTATCCAGCTTCGGCAGCTGATAGGGCGCCAGTACGACGTCGGCTGCCGGCGAGCCAACGATCGGTCCGTCCTCGTCAGAGTTAATCCGGTCGACTCCGGGCGTGCCCTCGATAACGGCAATCACTTCCGATCGCAGAATGCGCCGGCCGAAGTTCCCGATCCGCGTCGCGTAGAAGGCGCGCAGGTTACGCTCGACGGCCGCTTTGATCGTGAGCTGCGGCGCGATGCCCTCGATCTTGATTTCCGCGTCCACGTTGAAGGCGACAAACTGCGGGTCGCTCACATACGGGAACTGGCTGCCAATCAACTGTGTCAACTGGTCGATTATCGCCGTCTTAATTTCCGTGCTTACCGGGTTGCCGGTCGACGTCATCACCACGATGGTTGAATGGCCGGCGTGATACGCGCCGAAGTCTCCAGCCTTAACAAACGGAAACACTTTCACAATGCCGTTGCGCTGCAGCACTTCCTCAAAAATGAAATCCTCAACGTCTTTCGCCGACACCAGGCGCAGCGCGCGGCGCTGAAAGTTACGCGCTCGAGCTAAAGCCTGGTCAACCGATTCCGCGCTCGATCCGGAGTCGACGGCGGCCGGGTTCGTAACCGAGTCGACGTAGGCTATCGCGTCAACCATCACCGTCAGCGTGTCGGGCAAAAGCAGGACAGCTCCAGGGGCGGTGCAGGTGGCAGAGACTGCCCGAGTCTCTCCGTCCGGAAGATGGAGAATCTCGTTTGTGGCAAAGATAAATCTTCGGTCCGACGTTGCCACCAACGTCCCCGCGGGAACCACGGTTTCGATCTCACCGCCCGTGAACGACAGAGTCGTCGTCGCCAAGGCGGCTTCGCGTACCTCGATGCCAAACAGTCGATGGAACTCAATTTCGTCGCGCACCGGCAGCTGATTGATGCGCCGTGCCATCTGCGCAAGCAGCCAGCCCATTGTTTCGAGGAGAACGGTGTGCGGCGACGAGGGATTGGAGTTTGATAGCTCCGGACAGACCGGCGCCGGCAGGCTACCGGATTCAACGAGGAGGCGTTCGGCCCGCAGTTCGAGTAGCTGCTCGTCTATGCGCTCAAGCGTACGAGCTCCCGCGACGCGCGCGATCGCGAGGGCCGCGAGTTGCTCCTCGTTGCGAATGTCCAAGTCTGGAGGAAGTAGTAGAGCCATGCGTTACGCTCTTAATCTCCACGTCGGAAAAACCAAATTGTGCGGCGTGTTCGAGCCGCGTTCCGTGAACTCAACCTGCACGGCCGCGATGCCCAGGTCTTCGACAAATCCGGGGCTGAAGCCCGCCCGTAAGGAAGGGCTTTGGCTTGGATCCTCCACACTGCCCAGCCGCACGCGAATCTTGTCGACGAGCGGCTCATATCGTTTCACCTGGCGCGCAACGAAGTAACCGAGTCGCGCAGTGAACCCGGCATCCATCACCGAGAAAACAAAATCAGGAATGCCGTAGTCGGGGACCATCACGCGCTCGCCCTGGCGCGTCTCGATGATGGCCATGATCGACTGCGCAATTATCTCCGCGCGATTCGAAGTCACGGCGAGAGTGCCGCGCTGGTCGGGCGCGAACGGATGCGATAAGCATGAGCCGTGAATGGTCATTCTCTTAATCTTTTAAGGGTTAAAGAAGCCCGACTGTTTCTGCGCTTGAGTTGGGCCAGTTGAGGGCGCTCCAAAGACCGCCATTACTTCTTCATATGCGGTAGCAGACGCAACAACCCACGTTGTAGTTTTCGCCGTTGCGCTGGTCTGGACTAGATACGCCCCGCCTGTATTTGCAGCGCTGGTAACCATCGGAGAACCTGCTAAGGATATAAACGAGTTAGTTGGGCCAGAAGAGTAAGCAACGTCAGCCCATTCGACACAATTAAAAATTATATTGTCGGCGGATGTTGGGGTTACAGCGCCTATGGTAAGGTTAGTAACTGAGCTGCTATGCGCTTCACTTGTTGATTCTGGTGCCGCAGTACTTAACCCACTTACTTCCACCAACATGACATTAAGCTGTGCGTTTATGCCAGACATGGTCACCGTGGCCGACGCACTAGAGCCGCTAGAGTTGTGACCGTAGTAAATCGCCGCTCCAGAACCAGGGTTAAATAGATTTGACCTTGCAACCGCGAATGTAACCCCGCCACCAGTAACAGTTGAGACAGTCCTAGTGGCAAGTTTCCAGCCGATCAAAACAATCACAGAATTTCCGGCCGTAACATTTGCCCCGAGAGTGGCAGTACAACTTGTTGCAGCGGCAACAGAGCATTGGGCCTGCTGAACAATAACCGGAGCAGCTTGCGCCCAGGCGTCCGTCGCTAATAGAAAAACAATCGTCAGGAATATACGGTTCTTCACTTAGTATCCTTTCACAAACCCAACCACATAGAACTTGTCGGCAGTTGAGTTGTAGATGACCGTCAGGAAGTCACGCTTGTTAATGGTGGTCGTGAGCGTCGCGGCTGTGATGTCAGTGCCGAATGCGAACTTCGTGTCGTAAGCCAAGGTGCGGGAGCCTGTACCGTCCTGAATGAATTCAAAGATGATGCGTTGGCCGTCGCTCGCGTTCGTCGGATTGCCAAGCGTGCGGTTCCCGCCGAGAGTCACGCGAAAGTAGTTCCCGAGGCTGGCGTCCGTCGCGATAGTCGAGGCGTCTGTTAAAGCTACGCTAGGAGTGACAACGCGAGGCCCCGAAAGCGTTCCCGTGAAGGCGGGGTTGGCGGCGTTTAACTTCGCGTTGAGCGCGGTTTGCTGCGCAGTAGAGACCGGCTTGTTTGCATCGCTCGTGTTGTCAGCACTGCCGAGATTTACATCGGCCTTCGAGATGGTAACGTCCGCAGAAAGCGGATGACTGTTTATCGTTCGCGAGCTTTGCACGTAGCCAGAGAGGTCCGCGCCTGGCGACTGCCATGCCCCGCTCACGCATTGCTGCAAACCGACTGCAGTTTGAAATTCAAGTTGTCCGTCAGAGCAGCTTTCCGGGAGGCTCGCCTGGGGAGTAAGTTTGAACGTCTTGCCGCTCTTCACCGTCACGGTGACTGACCCGTCACCATTCACCTTCACACTGCCGCCGTTGCGCGCGATCGTGTCCTGGGCCGACACGGAGAGCAGCGGGCAGCAGGCAGTGAGCAGCAAGGTGAAAATTAAAAGGACTCTTCGCATTTTATGCTTCCTCCTCAGCGGTGATCGCTAGCCAGGGAATATTTCCAACGCCCTCGCTTAATTTGCCGTAAAGCTTCGCGACGTCGTCGACCGGAAACGTCACCGGCATCGATGGCAACCTGCAGGGCTGCGAATTCTCGTCGCCGATCAACGTGTCAGCTTCCGCCGTCGACGGGAAAACCATTACGGCCTTGCATGGCACGCTCGTCGCCGATAGCGGCGCTCCATCTTCAGTAGCCTCAAGCTCCCCAGCGACGGGCGTGCCTGGCGCGACGGCGTTGAAAGTGTCTTTCAAGTAATTCGGCATTCGGTTCTCCTCCTCTTAACCTGGGAGCGCAGGCATCTTGCCTGCAATGAGCAGCCGCCCTGGGCTGCGAACTTCTTCAGCATCAGGCGGCGATACATTCGATCGTCGCTTGCAACCTGCCAGCTTGCGCGTTCAGCTCGCCGACGTAGCGCGTGTAACGTTCAATCATCAGCCGCTGCACCGCGCCGCGCGCGCTTTCTGGAATTCCCACGAGCGCGGCCTTCGCCGTGTTCAGCTCCGTCACCTTTGCGTTGACCGCGGCGATCGCGGCGTTCGCTTCGTTCGTTACGGCCGTGACCACGCTGTTCATCGTCGCAACCACTTCTGCGATTTCGCTTACCAACTGCGCGGCCCGCGCCGCATAAATCGGCGGGCGTGTTACGAACGGCAGCTCGCCCTGGACGAGCGCGTAGACCTGTTCCTCGAGAGACTTCTTCAGCGACTTGATCGCGAGCACCGCGCCGATGTCCGGAACGTTGCCAAACTGCGTGCCAACGTAGCTGGTCCCCTGCGCGCCGGCGCAGCCGACATGCGGAATCGTCGGGATGCTGCGAATGGTCGGCAGCGTGACGTGTGGCAATTTCGGTGCTGGCACCTGAACTGTCATTTTCTCCCCTGGGACCGCCCCTTTTGGACCCGCCCCTTTTGGACCGCGGGCGTCCCGCCCGCAATGAGCGATCGCTTTCGATCGCGAACTTCTTTTCGCTAACGCTTCCCCGCGCCTTGCGGCGCTCCGTGCGGGCGGGACGCCCGCGCTCCCAGCAGCACCGCGCTCCCAGCATTAGACCGGCTTGCCGTCAACAAAGAACCCTCCGTGCGCGATGATGTTGATGGCGCCGTCCGTCTCGATTTGCATGCCGCCGCCGCGAATTTGCACGTCGCCATTGGCGATGATTTTGAAATCACCTGGTACCCGAAAGCCGGCGACGGCCGCGCTGTCGAAATCTGCCGGCGTTTTGAAATCCTCGTTGTAAAGTCCGCCCATATAGAACAAGTGATGCTTTTGGCCCAGCTGTCCGAAGAGCACAACCTCCGCGCCTTTCGGCGGCACGAAGAAGGAACCAAAGCCCGGACCAAGCACGAGCGCTGACATCGAGCGGACCCACTCCGGATAAACTTTCTCTTCGTCCAGGAGCGGGATGGTGACCAGGATGCGATGCTCGTGTTCCGGATCCTCATTTTCAGCGACGATCGCCGGCACGGCCGTCAACCAGTCGTCGTGATCGGCCTGCGCCGTGCGCTGCATCTGCTGGTGTAGCCTTCGTGTCATCGTTCCACTGTCATTCCTTCACGTCGCGATACAACTCAAACCCGCTCGTCATTCTCCCTGGAGAAAAATCGTGCGTAACGCGGCCGGCAACGTAAGCGCCGCTGAACAGCTTTCCCATTTCCTGAATCGCCAGCGTCTCCCGGACGTCGACGCTCGCAAACCGGTTCGACTTGACCGTGCGAATCGAAAGCGTAAACGCGTGTTCGCGGTCAAGTTCCTTTTGCGCCTGGGCGCGCGCCGTGGCCCGCGCTTGCGTGTGCTGCGAGAGGTCCTTCTTTAGCCGCAGCTCGTCGTGCCCGCGTTTGCTCAGGTGCGACTTACCGGTCAATCGCTTCCCGCCCCGGCCGCGACTGCGAACCTCTATTCCCTTCGGCCGGCCGGCTTTGTTCTCCGGAAGCTTGAACTGCAAATCGAAGTCGCGCAGGAGAGTGAAATCTTTGCGATAGACCAGCGTCGCTTTCGGCGTGCCTACCTTGGCCGGGTAATCGGCAAAGACCGTGTCGCCGCGGACCCAAAGCAGCAGGCCGGCATCGTGCGCGATTTCTGAAGCGTGCTCCCAATCCGTTTGCCCGTCCTGCATCATCGCCTTGTGCGGCTCAAGCTTCAGCGGGTGCGCGGGAGGGTGAAACAGGAGCTCGTTGCGATTCACCAGCTTTGCAATTATCTCGAGGTCCGTGCCCTTGTGAATTTCCGTCTTCTGCACGCGGCGCATCTTGTAGCCCATGTCGTAAGCGACGAGCGTTGTTTTCGCTTCGCCTCTTTGAACGCGCGCTAACAGACCTTTGAATAGCGGTTCGCCGAGGTTTGGCCCGAAGCCCATCCATGCCCTGCAGGTGGAAAGGACCACGCCGTCAGCCGTCGAATACTTGTTAATGAACTGAAACTCCGGATCAAACACTTCGAACGTTGCCTGCGAACATTCGCCGGTAGTGAGCTCAACGCCCAGCCGGCTAACGCGCCGCGTGTGCTTCCACGAGTCCCAGGGAATGCCGTCAATTTCAAAGATCGCGTGTGGTGCTGCGTTCATCTCAACCTTCCACTGAAAGCTGATTTCAGATACAGCGAGCGCTCGGCCTGGCGGCGCCTTGTCAGGCCAGGCAGCGTCCGTCCGCCTGCGTGGTCAAACAGCAAAATGCGATCGGGCACGGCCGCGAGTCCATGCTTCACCAGAGTTTGCAAGTTGCCGGCGCCGAGGTTGAAGGTGAAACTAACGAGCGCGGAGAATTGATCGTCTTGGAGTATCAACCCCAACCGGTTGACGGCCGTCTCAGCTTCCCGAACATCGTCCCGGAGCAGCTCCTCTGCATGTTGCTCGGTAATCATCTGCCCCTTGCGAACGTTTTTCGTGTGGCCGTAACCGATGGTCCAAACACCGACGCTGTCCTGGTAAGCCGTTAGGCGTAGGCCTTCGAAGTGTTCGATCAGCTTTAGACCAGCATCGTTAAGTTTCTGGCTGCTCATTTTCCTCTGTGCCACTGTGGCTAAGTAGATTCGTAACGCCCGCTCTCGAGCGGCGCGGGTGGAATCAGGATCCTTGTCCCTGGCGCGATCGCGCGGACGTCGACGATGGAATTGCGATCGGCTATCACGCGCCACTTGCGCCAGTCGCCATACGCCTGGTGCGCGATTCCGGAGAGCGTGTCGCCGGCGCGAAAGGTCCGCTCCTCGAGATAAGCGTCAGGCTCCGGCGCCGCACTGCCGAATCGTTCGTATGGCGTTAGCGTGTACAATTACTCTTCCCACGGGTCCGACTCCTGAAACCCTGCAGCTCGAACAATGATCGCTAAGTAAAGGTTTACCGCGAAGGTGTAGGCTTCTTTGTTTCTAGCCTTGCCATGAATCCATCCAGCCATTGGTCTCTCCTAAAAATTACCGAGGTATCCGTGCGATTCGTCCCCTGCTCGTATACTTGAACGGCATCGCATCAATTCGCTGAGGATTGCGGAGCATGATCTCGAAATCCGCGCCGGTATCGGTGTCAGGGTAGGCGCGGCAACCATAAACCTCAGCGGTCCCTACGATGCACCCAGGCGATCCAACCCCCGCACTTATCTCGATGCCATCTTCGGCCGCCCACTCAACCCCATCTTCATCGCCTCTGCCCTTAGTGTCGTACAGGTAGACCACTCCTCGATATTTCCAGGGGAAGCTAATGGTTTTGTATGTACGCAAACCGCGAAGTATTAGCTCATTCCACGGACGTGTGTTTGCAAAGACCGGATAGTCAGGATTGAGTTTGGTGCCCACTCTTTACCTTTCGTTCAAAAATTACCGAGGTCCGAACCACCATCGTCGAAGTCGTCACGTACAACCACGTCGACCGATTCCTTCTCTTCCTGCAGCTCAAGCAACTGCAAGCTCACCGACGCGCGCTGCGGGTTGCCCTCGTCTGAAAACCAGCGGCGATTGATAGTCACTTCCTCCAGCACGCAGCGATATTGCTCGTCTCCCCAAATCGCCAGCAGCGCCGGTGGCCGGCCCAGCGTTAGGACTTCTTTCTGCAGCTCCTCGAGTGCGTCGATGTCCGGCTTGATCGACTCTCCCGTTTCCGTGCGATCGAGCATCACTTCCGGAACGGTTATCCGCTTCGGATCGCGGTTCGCGTAGAAGAGCGGCTTGACTCCGATCGTGATGTCCTGCGGCTCCCAGGTGGCGCGGCCGGTGGTCTGAATCTCCTTCGGAAAGTAGTCGAAAAAGAAACTGCCGGCGCCTTCGAGGTTGATCAAAACAAACGCCCATCGCTTTGCTGCCATAGCTCATCACGCTCGCTCGCTTTGAATCTCCGCGGCGTGCTCAACGAACCGCATGAACTCTTCCGGATCCTCCGCAGCTTTCGAGCCGGCCGGCACATGCACGTTGAGACCGCCGTGTATGGTGATTGACCTGCCGCTGCCCTGGGCCACCGATCGGTCGGAGAGAATCGCGGCAGCCGCGCGCGGCGTAAACGACGTCTTCGGAAATATCGTGAACGGATGCGCCGGCGTCGCCTCGGGTGTCGCTCCAGGTGCGCCAGAGTTGCTGAAGCTGGGAATCTCCAAACCGTCGAGCCGGTTGGTGAATCTGTCGAGGGCGCCAGTACTGCGCGTAGCGGCTTCACCAATGCGCGATAGTGGAACGGGCAGCGCGTTCACCGGTTCGGCCATGTTCGTCAAGCCCAGCGTCAATGATTGCGTGGCTTGCTGGTACGCCTGCGGGAACGCCTGCTGCAGCGCGGAACCGATGTCCGCGCGCTGAAGCGCGCCGAGTTGATATTGACCCTGCTGCTCTGCGGGCAACTTGAATTGCTGCAGCTTCGCGATGAAGGCGCGCATCACCTCCACGTTAGCGAGCTCCGGCGCGCGCTTCTTAAAAGTTTCGCCGGCCCATCCCGCGTCAAAGGTGCCCATCGGGCCGCGCGCGTATGGATTGACAGGCTGAAAGGTGAAGCCCTCATAGAGCGTTCTGAGTAGACCGCGGCCTCCGGGCTGAAGCGACTGCTGCAGCTGAGGGTTTTTCAGGAGGGTCTCGACCGCGTCGGATGCTCGGCTTGAATAGACACTCGCGGGAACTCTTTCTCCGCGTTTCTGGTAGTCAGCCTCAACCTTTGAGAGAGAGTTAAGACTTTCGTAGCCGGCGCGCGTCTGGCCCGCTTCAGCCGCTTTTAGCTCCTTGTAGTTTTCGATCAGACCCAGGACCTGCGTAATCGCATACTCGACTCCGACGAGGGCAATCGTAGTCGTGACGGCCGTGGGGATTTTGCCGATCGTCCGGCCGTAGAGACCTGCTCGACCGACTCCAGACGTCATTACTGCGCTCGTCGCCGCCGTCTCGGTGCGTAGCGTGCGCAGAAACGTAAGTTGGCCCGCTTCGTTAACTCCGATCGAAGAAGCGATGCGCCACATGCGCCAGGCCGTAGTCATCGCGCCGATGCCGCCAACGACGGTTAGCGTTACACCGCCCATGCCGACGAGCGTTCCAACTGTTTGCGTGACGCCAGAGTTGACCTTGGACCACTGCTGCAGACTGCCCACGGTCTGGTTGCTGAAATCAAGGATCGGCTTAAGCGTGTTCAGCATCGGCAGGAACGCTGTGGCCGTGAGGTTCTCGATCGTGCCGTGCAGGTTCTCAAGTTTCGCGTTGTAAGTCGCGGTGATTTGATTGACCTTCTCCTGCAGCGGCAACGCCTGGCGTTCGCGTTTCATGAGTTCGTCATAACCCTTCTTGCCGGCTTCGGCGAGCGCCACGGCCGGGCCAACCGCTTCATGACTACCAAACCGTTTAGTTACGAGAGTGAGCCTTTCTTCGGCGCTCAACTTTTTCAGCTTCTCCATTTGGCTGATCATGTTTTCCGCGCCGAGAAACTCGCCTTTGGAAGAGAAGAATTTCAGGTCGATGCCTTTATGCTTGAGCGCAGCGTCTGCCTTCTTCTGCGCTTTAGATAGAGCCGGAAGAGCGAAGATCAAAGAGGCGAGTTCACGACCGCCGATGCCGCCCTCAAGGCCCGCCATCTTCAGCGAGCCGAGGAGCGTGGCCATAGTCTCGAAACCCTTCATGCCACGGAACCCGAGCGGTAGACCACCCCGAAGCTGCGCAAACTTTGCGCCTTCGATCACGCTCTCCGGACGAAAGCCGATCGCGCCATGAAGCTTCGCGAGCAGGTCGGCCGCGCTGCCATACTCGTCGGCGCCGAGCTTGAACTGAATGGCCAGTTGCGCGTAGTCAGCCGCGAGCTCTTTAGGCACGCTGTGCGTGGCCACGGCGAGACGCGCTACCGACTCGCCGGCGCCGTCGATGATGTTTTGGGTTTGCAGTCCACCCTGGCGTAGCACGGTGAACATTTCAAAGAAGTCTTGTGTCGATCCGGGCAGCGTGTTCCCCAGGCGAATGCCGATCCGTTCGAGCTCGCCGAATTCGCTGCTCAGGCGTTTCACGTCAGTGGCGCCGCCATCACTCAGCTGCGAAATAGCTACGCGCAGGTCCGTAGTTGCCGCTTCGAAGTTGCCGGCGTCTTTTATCCCGCCGCGCAACATGGCGAGCGTTCCAACACCGAAGCCGGCTACCGCCAGGTCCTTCTTCAGGTCTGAGCGGAGCGCGTTAAATGTTTTGAGAGTGGTTTGGCCTTCTTTGCCGAGAGATCGCAGGTGAGTTTCGACGCGATTGAACCCGCCGCTGGCAAGGTCTTTCAGCGTTAAGAGAATCGCAAGTTCATAAACAGAACCAGAAGGCATGATTGCATTTACTGTTCGTAGAGCTTGTTCAGCTCCTCAACGTAGGTGTTACGCCGTTCCAGCGGGAGCGCCAGAATCTTTTCCTCGCTCCAGCCCGTCCTTATGGCGAGAATCAGTACCGTCCGCGCTTCGCCCGTTGCGCGAAACTTTTTCTCCTGAGAGCCGAAACGTCTGCCGCCATAAGAAGGCGGCTCCTCTCAAAATCACGATGTCTCCACCGTCGACGAGCGACTCAAACCGTTCCAACTCAATCGGTCCGTCAATCACTCCGGAACCATCGGAAGTTTTGAGCGCGGAGATTTGTTTGCCAACCAAAAAACATTCACGACTAAGTCCCGAAAGCCGCAACCGATCGGCTTCAACTTCGTCGCGACCGGTGTTGTGCTTGCCAAATTCAACGCGGTCATAAATCACGTCGTCTATCTTGAAGCCAAAGGCCAACTTCGCCCGGTCTTCGAGCAGTTCGATGGTGCGGCCCTCGGAGCTCAAAGCGGCAAATTCGTTTTGCGCTTCCATCAGCAGCTCGCGATCGTAGTCGGCCAGGTCCAGCAGCACTGAAAGCGCGACCGGCATTATCAGCTCGCCAAACTTCACGATCTCTTTGCTTAGGATCAAATCGTTACGTTGGGTTGGGATTTGCGCGGCCGGGAAATTGTCGAGCGCGAGCATCTCCGGTCCCGTGATGCGGTGGCCAAAGACAACGCGCGTATGGCGCGCGTGTTTGTCGTCGACGTAGCCGCCGACAAGGTCGACGGAATGCGTGATAGGTTGATGGTCCATGAGTCAAAAAGAGGGGAGACGCCCGGCTTAGTAACGCTCTGAATCTTCCGGAGTAAACGTGAACGAGAAATAACTGGCATCGCCGCTGCTGGCGTCTTTGTCGTCCACCTTGAACGATCCCGGAACGCAATTGCGCAGCTCGTACTCGGCAAGGATTGAAACCTCATCCTCGTCGAATTCGAGAACCCGCGCGCCGCGCTTCGCCGTGTCCGCGCCCTTGGCGTAATCCCGGATCCACGCATGCACTTCGCGACCGACCGTTGCTGCCCCTTCTAGGCCCTCGGCGTGGCTTACGGTAACTTCGCCCACTTCAAACCGGCCGCGGCCCAGGATAGAGTTCGGTTTATTGCCGACGTCAGTCTTATTCGGCGTATGCTTGATCACGTCAAGGCCACTAACCTTGCTCGCGCGTAGCGCCGGGAGGCCAACGATTTCAACGATGAAGCGATTCTTTGAGGCGCCCATTTATTCTCCTGTTAACGCGACGGTCTAACGGCCGACAGTCGACGGTCTGACTTACTGCTGCAGCACGCTGAGGCTTTGAGTCAGCGACACGTTGTCGATGAAGAGCAGAATCTGCTCCGCGGTTTGTGAAAGACGCACGCCCCAATGGACCGGCACCTTCCCCTGAGACAGCGCATCTGTGTCATCCTCGTCCACAAATACAATGAAAGCCTCTTCCTCGGTCTTGCCGAAGAGCGCTCCTGCCTCATAAAACGGCCGCAGAAAATCGCGGCCCGTCTGACGCAGGTCACGGAAGAGCCGCCCCTGGCCGTCGATGGTTTGGAACACGGCCCAGGCGTAGCCAATCTTGCCCGAGGACTTCAATAGCTTCAGCATGCGAGCCTCATGAACGAAACGGACTCGAGTGTCGGAGCTCGGCACGCGCCCACCGTAAAGCACGATGCCCTGGTTAGGCATCGGCGCGATAACGTTCACGTCTTTCGAGTTCAAAAACTCGCGGGTGTTGTCGTCGATTTGTGACTGACCATTGCTGTAGCGCTCGACGTCGAAGATGAACGGTACGGGGCCGTTGTTCGCCGGTGACTTGTGAGTACCTTTCGTGGTGTCAGACCTAATGCACTCACCAGCCATGACGGCACTCGGCGGAATCAGCTTGATAAGACCAGTGCCGGCGAAGTCGTAAATTTTTCCCCAGGGCCAAGTGAACGCACCGTCTGAGGTGTTGTAACTCGCGCGGATAGTCGCAACCGCATTCTTGTCGCTGCCGCTCGGGACGTCAGGACACGCGAAACGATCGTAAATTTGTCCGTGAGTAAACAGAGCAGCGTGCACGGCGTCGGTAGTGATGCCAGGGATAGCAACCTGGCCGATGCCGAGATTGCGATCGTTGAAAGTTTGTAGGCCGGTACGCGTGGTGCCAGAGTCGGCGCCGATGTAGTCGCTCGCTGCTAGTCCGGCAAAATCATCACTGCCGCCTGCCAGCACGGTTTCGACCAGGACCTTGGGAATGTTATTGGGCGCGGCCGTCGCGCTCGCCAGATTTGTTAGTTGGACCAGACGTGACTTTTGATTCACTTCCGCGAGCGATGCCGCGTCCAGAGTCCGGTTGTCCCAAACCTCGGTGAAGGTCGAGCCAAAGAAAACACTTCTCACTGTCAGCTTGAAAGTGTTAGCGATCGTTCCGGCCGCGACGGTTACCAGAATGTCTACGCGCGTGCTCGGGTATTTTGCGTCCACGCGCAGCGTGTTAA